AGTAAGATTATCAGAATCCATTTCATTAAGATTTGGAATACTTAATTCTTTGATAAAATATGTTTGGTCAATTAAATACATTTATTTTTTGCTTTTAGGTTGGTAATACTTAGCCACTTTATCAATGTTTACTAAGTGAGAAGCGAGCTGGGAATCACATTCCCAGACATCGCCTTTCAATTTAGTTGCAAAGTCTTTTATAAACTCTACTTTTTTCATCTACTATGTTGCCAATGTAGTTAATGCAGCAGAAATAGAAGCTACTTTTCTGAATCCAGTTTTGTCAGCTTCTCTAATTAAGAAAGCTAATCTTTTACGTGCTTTCAAAGTTAACATATCTTCTGCAAAGTCAGTACCGTTGTATCCTTTAGAAACAACAACTCCACCCATTTCATAGATACGTGCAAATCTTGAATCACCTAAATAAAGTGTGTTAGCTACTACGTTGTTATCTTCTACGATGTTCAATGCTCCGATTCTTGGATCGTTAAAATTAAATACATAGTTATATGTACTGTCTTTTTTCAATTTCAATTTGTTAATATCTGCAATATTCATTGCTACGAAATCAGGTTGATATTTTGCACCACCTACTGAAGTAATATCTTCAGATACTTTTGCAATCAAATCATAAATGTTTGCATCTGCAATTCCAGAAGCTACAGCCGTGTAAGCTGGTGATGAAGTGATTAAACCTTTCAAGTTAGTTCCTGTGTTATCACCTACTACGATTTGAGAAGCTACTTTGTCTAAAACGTTAGCATCTAAAAACAATTCTAATTCAGCAGCAGCCATCATTTCATCATTGAAGAATTCTTCTGAAACTGGAAGCGAATCACCGATTTTTTGTAATGCTAATGTATAACCTTTGAATTTAGCAGTACTTTCAGCAAATGCAACACCTTCAGCAACTGAAGCGGCAGCTTTTACGGTTGTAGCCTCATCCCAGTCAACATAAGCAATAGTACCATTATGGTTACCAGCACCAACAGGAATTTTGCGAAATAATTCATAAAGACTTCTTTTTTTACGTTGTAATTGACCAATACCGTCAACTAATGCAACGTGTGGATTTGTAGCAATAGAAGCTCTTAATGTATCAGCTTTCAATACTACTTCAGCGTTACCACCTTTTGCAATAGCTCTTAATACTTCTTTGTTTTCTTTGATTTCTTCAACAATAGTCTTAACAGTTGTAGTTACTTTCATTTCTTTTAATTGGTTTACTTGTTCTTGTAGGTTTTCAAATACTGATTTTTCAATAGTTTCTTTTCCTTTTAAAGCCTCTAATTCAGCTTTTAATGTAGATACTTCAACATCTTGTGCTTTGTATCCTTCAACTTTTGCGCTTAATGCGTCTAATTGTTCTTGTGTGATCATTTTTAAAATTTGTTTAATAGTTTGTTAAATTCGTTTTCATTCATTTTTTGAGTAACTTCAATAGTTGGCTCATTTTCTGAAAGTGTGTGAACGGCTTTCATATTATTTTCTAAGGTTGGTGTAACTGGATTAGATCCTATAACAACTGCACTACCTTCAATTAATTTTGCTTCTAAAACTGCCCAGAAATAACCTTTTTCAATTGCTGTCTCTTGATTTGCCACCTCTGGCAAATATTTATTCCAGTTTTCAAACTCTTGAGTACTTGCTGGATTATTAGCGCAAAGTAACATTTTAACGTATGACATTCCAACAGAATGGTTTCTTACAAATCCTTTTGAATATTGTTCATACATAAACTCATTTCGGTCCTCTTTTACTTTACTTTCAAAGATTAAACATTCTGTCTTACCATCATATTCAAATCCCAATTGTTTAAAAGTAAATTGCTGAGTAAATACATTTAAGTCTTCACCATCTGCAATGATCTTATCGAATGCCATTTCGTGTTCCTGCAAATGTACAATATTTTTGTTTTCATTTATAGACTTGTTCCATAAACCTTTAATATGTACATCACCGTGAGAATCTAAAAAGTTAGTTGAATTAACTACTACTTTCACTTTTAGTTCTTCTTCAGCTTCCTGAACTGGTTTATTATTTACAATAGCCTTTGTTGTTTCAATTGGTGAAAATGAAAATGTATCGGCTTTTTTAAATGATGCCTTTTTAAATGCGATCAGTTTGTTTTGATTCTTTACAATAAAATCAATTTCCTGTTCTTTATTTTCGAACGATGGTATTTTCATTTTGTTTATCTTTTTTTAGTTGCTCTATTTCTTCTTTGGTTATCATAATTCATCCAGATTAATGTTATTTGCATCTGCTAATATTTTGTTATCCAGTTTTAATTTAATTACTTCTTGACGTTCTTTTTCAAATACCTGATTAAATGCCAAATGTTCCCAACTCATAAACAATTCAGAATAATTAAATTTTTCCTCAAAGGTATCTGTCAATAACTGCCCTTTTGGCTTTAAAACATATTCAACGTGTCTATTTGTTGCTTTTTCCTGATTTTCGTATGTACTGCCTTTTAAATTAGATTCAAGTATATCTTTTGGTATTCCATACATTGATCCTATCATAAAATAGTCATTGTAAAAACATTCATCCAATTTTAAACGTGCAATATCATCAACAAATCTTTTTATTTCAATAGGCTTTTTTATAGCGTGAACGCTCTTACTACTTCTTACAACTCCTTCAATATTTCTTTTTTCTACATCAGTCATATTAACCGATTCTAAACTATCATTTTTAGCAGTAGCAACAAATTTCTGGCTAAATTCTAAATTGATATTTTTAGCATTAAGTGCATTTTCTGAATTAGAAATAATTTTATACAATGCATCTAACCTTGAAACACCTTTGAAATGGTTATCACTAACAGAATTTGTAAGATCGTAAAATGGTGTAATTTCTGAAATAGGAATAACTTTGGATGTATTACCAATATTGTATTTTATTGTGCCTTTTATAATATCTGAATATGTTATTTTAGATAAAATAAGACTGTTTAACTTATCAACTATATTTGTATCGAATTCAATATTAGCTGGGTTAAGCCATTGAATAGGTGATGTTTCATTCAATTGATTGTTTGGTGTCCAAAGGTAAGCAGTTCCCAACTGCATAAAAAACATATAATCCCATAAGAATTGTGTCCAGTTTTGTTTAAAGTTTGGCTTTTTCCTTTGGCTATAAAGAAAGTCTGTTTCTGTTGGTGTGTTTATTTTACCTAAACTAAAAAGATCACAGTTTAATGCAAAGACTTTTAACGCTGCTGGATTTGATAATACAACATTCAGCTTTTCTTTGTCATTCTTAAATTTTGATAAATTTGCATTTTGGTTTAATACTTCATAAAAGAAATTTCCGCTTAAATCCCTCTCAATTGTTTGAGGTGCATTATTACCAAAAGAAAAATTTAGATTGAATCCCATAATAAAATTTTCACAAAGTTACTAAATATTTTTTATAATATTCATTTCAAACAGTTTTTGTGCGATATATTCAATAGCATTAATTAAATGATCGTTTCCGTCCTCTGGATTTTCTAACGTTACACCGAACCTATCTTTTTGATAACTATAATTTTCCTGTTCAAATTCTATGTTTTTTGAAGTTGAAGTATAATAAACATTTAGGCCTTGCATAGTTCCTATCCTGTCAATCAATCGAGTCTTACCACCAACAGAAACGGCATACTCCCAACCTGAGCGCCTTAAAGCAATTATCTTTGTGGGCCTGTTTGAATCACAAACAATTATTTTATCCTTTGGTATATTTAATTTTGTAAACATCCAGCTTACAAGTCCTTCATCCTGATTTGCGTTTATCTGGTGTAGTTCTGTAGTAGTTAAGTTTTTCCTTAATTCGTTCTCACTTTTATAGTTTAACTCGTGAACGTATAAATTGCCATCGTGGTATTTAACCTCAACAATTGCAAATGGATCAACCAAACCCCAATCACAACCATAGTAAGTCTGTTTTTCAATGTTTAAATAATCATAATAATTGATTTCATTCCAGTTATAAATACGGCCTTGTTTTTCAGCTTTTAAGCCTAATCCGAATACTTGCCAGTTATATTCGTTTGCAGTTCCTTGTTTTACATTGTACTCAGTAGGCTCATAAGATAGTATTTTCTTTTTTTGCTCTATTGGTATGAATGGATTGTCTTTAAAAGTTGAATGAATTACAAAAGCATTATCTCGTTTCATAACGCTATCAGCCCAATGATTACCTACTGGATTATAATCCATAAAGATAGTATTAGAACACCTCATATCTAATTGGTCAAATGTTTCTTTGGATAATTTGTAAAACTCATTAAACCATAAATAATCTGAATGGTATCCCATAACTTTCAATTCGTCGTCAGTACCCTCGATAAATATCTGTGATCCGTTAGGGAAGGTAAAATAAGATTCTGATTTATTATAAACTACTTTATCCCAATTTGGCAAAGTTGGATAATACTTTAACATATCTTGTAGAATTGTATCCTTACAATCTTTTTTAGTAATCCTAAACGCTGCTAATTTAATACGCTCATTTGACCACGCTAAAACCCAAAACAATTGTAAAATACTAAAGGTCTTACTCGAACGAGAAGACCCTGAATTAATAATATATTTATATTTTCCAGTATTTAAAGCGTTATGATTTTTCTCAAATACCGTAGTTGCTTTAATCCTCACTTGGTTTGATTATTTCGATTTGAAGGGTATTAGAAACTATCTTTTCACCATCTGTGGTAACGTCTATTTTATCACCGTATTTTTTAGGCTTAAGTTTTCCTAATTCCCATTTTTTAGCGTCTATTTTTAACCTTTGAAGTTGTACCCATCCGGTATCTATTTTACCGCTTTCGGGATCTCTTTGCGGTTCTTCTGAATAGTCTTGTTCTATGCTTTCAAACTTTAATTCTGTTCTTAAATCCATAGCTCGCGCGTATTGGTTCGCTTTGATTTTATCCTTATCAATCCACTCAAAAAATGTATTTCTATTAGGCATATCCTTTTTAATTAGAATAGATCTCAAAGAAGCTCCTAACTCTATTTCAGATATAACCTGATTAAATATTTTATCTTTATCGTATGCCATAATACAAAGTTACAAAATTAATTACAATCTTTTCTTATTCGTTTTATCTTATCGTCATACTGCCTTTTTATTTCAATCATACAAGTTGAACTACCACCACAACTAAAAATAGCGTTTTGATATTGTTCATAAGCCGATGCTTCTAAGTCATCACAATTTTTTGAGCAGCTTGTCATTCCAACAACTGCTAAAATCAATATTAATTTTTTCATATATAATCATTTGTTTTTAAAATATAAGCTACTACGGAAAAACATATCCCAATCATAAACCCTAAAACTATTCCCTGTGCAAAATCGTCGATCAGTCGTA